ACTCTGGTGATTTTCATTCAACTCCTTTCAATAAAAAATAATATCACAAAAAAGTGAGATTAGTCTTCATTATTAAAAGATAGTTTATTGCCTACTGCTTCGGCTTCTTTGCCAAGTTCCTCGTATGAATAACCATGTTGTTTAGTAAACTGAACTCTATAGTTATACCAACCGACAACCCCTTGCCAAAACTTTTCTTCAGTATTGTCAGCCAGTTCTTCAAGCTCCTCAGATGTCAACAAGAAACTAAGCACTCCCAAAGGCATATAAACAACCATGTCGTATGTATAATCTTTGTCGCTTGCGTAGTCTTTAAGGATGTCTTGGAATTCTTTGATGGTCTTTATTACTGGATCTCCTGAGAAGTAGTCAATTGAACCGTATGCATTCCTAACCCTGGGGCAGTAATCATCAACAGTTGTAATGGTTCCAAATGTTCTACATACCATTGGTCTAAATTCATAAATTGTGCAACCACCTTTGTAAAAGGCACAGTGACGAGTTGTCTCACCGTCTGGTTGCCAATCTGGGTCATGCATTGCTTCTTTAAGGTCATTGATAATACCTTCCATCCAAGCATTTGCTTCTTCTTCACCCTTGTCTTCCAATACAAGATAATATTTATGCCTAAGTTTGAAAGCAATATTCGCACACTCAGCCATATGGATTCTTAATCCAATTCTACAGCACATACCAGAACCCAAACACTTGAATTGTGTTGCATTCTGTTTTGCTTCAATTACCCTAACCTTGTTATAAATCATGTCTAGATTTACAAAAGTAAATGTATCTTCAGAAGTTACTACTCTTCTCATTTTCCAAACCCCTTCTTTTTTTGCTTATTACGCGCTATCATCTCTCTCCTTTTTTGTTCAACTTGTTTTTGCATTGGTGATTTTGGAGGCTTAGGTCTACCTGCATTAAGGTTTCTTCCTTTACCTCTATATTTAAGCAAATCATATTTCTTAACCCAGTTATATATTGCCTGTGGTGTAACTTCAATATTGTAACTCTTTTTAAGGTGCTTACAAATGTCAGTAAGATTCATCCTTTTTGTTACATACATTTCATACAAGAACTGTTTGTCTTTATACGGTTCATTTGCCATGCGTTAAATGATACCATAGGCCGATGCCGATTGCGTCTACAATATCATCGTCATCAAGGCCTTCAATGTCATCTCCAAAAGCTGCTGAAACGATACCCCTTACTCTTTGCTTTCTTTCGTTCTTCATTTTGATTTGAATAGAGCCTTTTTGACCATTGTTCTCAAGTTCATGCTGATCTTTCTTTGTAACATTCTTATATCCAATACCAGGCTTCCACATTAAAGGACTAACATCTTCTGTAGACACTCCATAGACACTTAAAATACCCCAAGTAAATCCTATTATGTAAGAAATAATCCTACTTGACTGAAAGTTTTGAATATAGACTGATTGCTCAATTACTGCATGATCTATTTTGTGAGCATCTAAAATACTCTTTATGCCTCTGCTTATTTCTTCAAATTTTAGTGACACTTCTTTTATCTTTGACAGGTCAATTTTACCAGTTTCAAGAATATTTTTATCACGATCAATAACAGCCCAAGCAAGAGAGTGTGATGCTGGATCTATTGCTAAGATTTTTTGCCAAGGCTCTTTAAAGCCAACAATTGACTTTAAACTCATGACTCATTCCTTAGTTTTTCTTCATCCCAACCCCAAGAAACAAGTCTTTTGATGTATCTTTCTTTTTTGCAAGATTCGCAGATATCTTCTTTGTTATATCTGGATAAGATTGTGTCGCATGTCCTAGTTTTGCAGATCCTCTTTCTATTCTTTTGTCTTTTGTTTTCGTGATATTTCTCTAGTAGTTTTTTGTTAGTGCATATTTTTCTACACTCAGCTGAGCAGTAGATAGCGTTGTATGACTTGGCAATAAATACTTCAAAACAATCTTCGTTAGCGCAAGCTCTTATTTCATGAACCGGCATCTTCGTCTGACCAACAATGTTGGTACAGGTCGCAAGATGTACACTTAGGCGATGTTTGCTTGTAAGGTCTTTTTGGCATCTTAGACTCCTTGTACCTTTCATAGATTTTTGTATATTTCTTAAACAAATTGTCTATGAACTCCTCATCTCTATAGATAAGGATTGGCAGAATGTCTTGATTATTTTTATTCTCGTAAATTACAAAAGCACTCTCTAGATCAAGGCAGCGCATATAGATTTGCGCTTGCCTATAGTGATCATCTTTTGGCTTGTTATATATTCTTCTGTACTCAAAACCTTCTGCTGAAATTGACTTTAGTTCAATCAACTTCTTTCCGTGAAAGTCAATTATACCATCAGCAGTACCAGTTATTGGAGGATTCTCATATGTTACTGGGATTTCTTCAGCAACAAGGATACCAATATTTTTAAAATATGAGTAAATACGCTCATGAACAGCATGACCGTTATCAAAAATCCTATAAGTTTGTGCAGAAAAGCTTGGAGTTACCTTTGCCCCCTGAAAAATGTAGTACCAATACCTAGCACACTGGTTTGTGTAACTAGGATGAAACCCATCAACTTTCTTTTCAAATTCAACATTTCTCTCCTCAAATGATTTATTAATTGTATCAATAAACTCGGTAACAAGATCGGCATCATTTATAACGACCTCTTCTTCTAGTTTTGGCTCTACTGGTGCTGGATTTCTTAAAGCATTAAGAGCTTTCAATTATAACCGCCCTTAGCGGCCAGTTTAAGAACATTTATGTTCTCAGCAAGAGCCTCATACATAGTTTTCCAAATGTCATTAACTGTTTTATCTTTTTCTGTCATTATTGAAGATCTTCTCTTAAATGCCTGTGATTTAACAATCATCTTCGTTCTATAGGCTGCCAAAATATTAGCATATTTAATTGCTTGACCGCCTACATAGTGGTTTGGATTATTAATAATGTCATCAACAATCCTCATGCACTCTACAAATTCTTCTGCATCATCTCCCATTTGAGATGAAAGCCAATCAATATCTACAATGATATCTGTCATCATTCTCCTTTATTCTTTTTATCAAGATGGTTTAAAACCGCTACTGTAATAAATACCACTATAGCACCAATCCACAAAACTGTTGTAACATCTTCAATCATTTAATCTCCTATTTATAATTGCATTTCTTAAATAAACTACTCCATAGCAGATGGCCATTAATATAAAACCATACTGTTTTGTTGCAATTGCATAAGTTATCCAAAGAACTTCGTTGACAAGATTAATCAACCAGCCCCACCAAACTTGGCGACCAGCAATCCATAATCCTGTTACACCCAAAATCCCAAGAATCCATGACCAAATCATTTATTAAGATTTTTTTGAAGAACAATCGTAAGGCTAGCAGATAAAGTACGCCAATCATTAACATCAATTTCTAAACTTTTATTTTCTGCTCTTAATCGTTCAATCTCATCAACCGCTTCCTGCATTGCATTATCTGCATCAATGTCCCAAGTAGCGTAATTACCTCCAATCAATGACTGAAGTTTTTCAACAATATCTTGCTTTGTTGCTCTTTCGTAAGCATTACGCATTTCTTCAAAGTCCATTTATATCATCCAAATTTAATACAATTATTGGTTTAGTATATTTATAGTTCTTAATAGTCCACTGAATTTCATCAACGAGTTCATCGTAGTCTTTGATTTCATCTGTAGCTCTAAGAAGGTAGTCAAGAATAAGTTTTTGACCTTTTGTAAGATCTCTTAACTTTTCCAATTCTTCTACTACAAAGTCATACTTTTCTTTGTAGTAGTAAACTTCAGACATTAGTTTTTCTACTCTAGATTCAAGAGCAAAAAGATTGTTAAGTTCTTGATCACCCATTTAAAGACCTCAATTCTAAATACAGCCCATATGCATCTTGTAGATGCTTGGAAGATTGGCTTGTTTTAATTCTATGGTCAAAGGCTGAAGCAAACATCTCTGCAACTTCCTTCCATTTATCCAACTCTTCTTTAATAAGAGACAATTCTTCCTCAGACTCCTCAAGCAGTTTAAGAAGTTCTAGTGTTGGTTGCTCATTCATTCATGCTCCTAATTTTATTAATTGCAGTATCAAGTTCTTTTGATACATTCTCAATAGATTCAAATTGTCCATGTGCTATTGCATTCTCATATGAGTCAATAGCTTTTACATATTCACAAATTGCATTCCTATACTTGTTGT